TGAATGGGTGATCGCTTCAGCTAAACATGGTCTGTTAGAACCAGGAACATTCGTCGATCCGTACAATAAGAAGCTTGGTGCGTCTGCTGGAGATAAGTCGGCAGCTGCGAGTCTATTTGCAGTTGGTCCGCATCTTCCGAAGAACCTGTTCGAGAACGGAAAGTATAAACCGCAAGCAGTGCGAGTGGTTATTCTTGGCGGCAAGGATTACGTCGATGCCGTCAAGTCGCTTTTGCCTGATAGCGTAATTGTTGAAGAACCGCTTCAAGGAAAGCAGATCGGTGAACGTCTGCAGTGGTTGAAGCAACAGAATGAATCTCGCGATCGCGTTCAGCAAATCCAAGACGCATTCCCGCTAAATCGGGAGCAAGCAATCACTGCCGACATTTTGATGGACGCAATGGCACTTCCTGGAGAGATAGAGATTGCTCTCCCAGGGACACCTATCCCAGGAGACTCGTTGTCGCAGTCAGAGGGACCACTTTCGAACGTGGATGCTGATGCAATACCAAAGGCAGTGCTGGACAAGATGTCTCGCAGACTCAAGTCTATGGGATACGACACGAGAGGTGCTGAGGACGTAAGAAGGGCGATCAAGCAAGGATCCATGCTTAATCACCATGCTGACTACATTGCTGCGTATCGCTTTGCAACAGGTTCAGAACAGGCACGTAAGGACAAGGCTGCGACCAAGCAAGAGTTCAAGAACGTAAACTGGTCGAGGCTCAACGAACTTGGAACGACAACTGATCCAAAAGAGGCAGGTTACATCAAGCCAGATGGAACGTTCGCGGACTTGTCTGGCAAGCGAGAAGGTGGTAGTCGAGGGGCGCGATCGTTCGATCATCGAGAAGCTGGCGGGACTGCTGGCATGCAAGAGGTCATGGCGTACGGATGGGTTCGTATGGATGAGAACTCTGGATCGGTCGATATCGCCAAGTTGCCAACAGCACAGCAGTTGTCTGCTATCACCAGAATGGCAGAGCGGCACAATGGAGAACTTGTCGTAGATCTCGAAGATGGTCTTGGAGAATGGAGCCAAGGCAATGAATACTACAGGACTGCATCGCGACGATGGTCACAGCAGTATCCAGAAGGAACGCGACCTAAGCGAATCATAAACGATATCAAGAAGTTCTTTGATGGCGACACACCAAATACGTTGTTTCAGAAACAGAGCGGCAATACTGCCGACATGCAGACGACTGGCGTTGCGTTTGGCTATGAGTTTGCGACAGGTCAGCCAGTTACATTCACGTATCGAAGAAACACTGAGTCGGCAACCGGAATATTCGGTAAGCCTAAGAAAGGCGATCGCTACGGTCGAGACTTAGAACCGTCTGGTGAGTACATGATTGTCTCTTCGGACAGCAAGGATCCAGGTATCAAAAATTGGATTGCTGGAGAAAGGACGTTTCAAAACCCGTTGGTTATCGAAACCCCATCAGGCAAGCCTGTAGATTGGAAGAAAAATCTCAGCAAGGCTTACGGCGGCAAGGCTGGGAAGAAGCTTAGTCTGGCAATTATTGCAGATGGCTTTGATGGTATTGTGACTGTTGCCGACCAAGGTGGTATAGGGGAAGTTGTCGACCTGACGACGTTCGAAGAAGGAAAGGCGTTATTCCAGAAACAACGCGACCGGCAAGGCACTATTCAAGCCTGGACGCACTTCGTTAATGCCTCCAAGGCTGTTATTGGAGCCACCGATCAAGCTGATGTGTCATCGTTCTTTCATGAACTTGGGCACCCGATGCGAAGGTTCTTGTTCAACAGGGATGTTCCGCAAGATGAACGCGGAAATATCACCGATGAAGACATTGGCAAGATAGAAGACTTCGTTGGAGTTGAGTATGACGTAGACGGTAAGCCTAAGTGGGATACGCCTGCCGAAGAGCGGTTCGTCGATGCGCTGATGTCCTATTGGATGGAAGGTAAAGCACCGACTAAGCAATTGGAGACAATCTTCCAGAAGATTTCTCAATGGCTATCGGACGTTCTGAGCGTAATCACACGAAAGGTCGATTTGACAGATGATGTTAGGTCAGTCTTCGATAAGGTGCATCAGCGAGGCGGTATCGATCCAAAGAAGATGCAATCGCTAAAAGATGCATCAAGCGAGAGCAAGGCTGTAGAGCAAGAAATGCCTAAAGCTGCGTCTGGCGAGGTGCGAGATGTGCTAGACGACTTGTTTGGGGATGAAGTCCCAAGCGAGGTGCGAGTCGAAGCGTTGGATAAGATCAAAGACGCTGGCATCAAGATTAAGCAGACGAAAAAAGGATGGAGCGTAACTGGACTGCCAAAAGAACTTTCACAGGAGATAAAAGATGGAATCGAAGCAGCAGGTGGACTCAACAGGGAGTACGGATACTTCTTCAAAGACAATCCCACAAGCAGACTCAGCGGGACGGCTGAAGCGATTATTAGGGAAAATCAACTCGCTGCCGAAGCCGCAGAGAAAGGCTTTGTACGAACGCGCCTTGGAGATATTGAATCGGAAACAGCAGAGTGGTACGAAAGCGAGCGAGCCAAGCGAATAAAAGTATTGCAGGACATAAGGTCCGCAGCGATTGATCGCATGGTTCAGATGATTAGCAATTTTGTCGCAAAGAAAGATCGCGGCATGTTTGCCATAAAGGTAAGACGATCAGTAGAGAATGGAGATTACGACGATATTAAACGGTTCGACGAGATGGCTGGTTTGGCTAGAGTGGACGAAGAGGAACTTTATAAGTTGTTGCAAGAAAGGCATCTTACTGACGAGGAGATTGAATCGCAAGTAGACGCTCAGTTAGCGTTAGAGTTCCAAGGAGCTGCCATGGAAGCTGCAGGCGAACTTTCCTCAGAAGAAGGAGACGGTTCGTTTGATGAGCTTGTAAGTGATATGTTCTCAGAAGAAGGAGACGGTTCGTTTGATTTCGGATTTGATGCAGATCCCGAGCAGCTGCGACAGACCGCTATCGAAGGTCTTGAAGACGATGTTGCCAGAAAGGAAAGCAGCGAACTCTTCGATGCCAAGCAAGATAAATATAAGCAGAAGCTTAAGGCAGAGATTCCTAAGATGAAGCAGCAGATGTTCCTGACGGACATCTACGGCAATGCGGATCAAGGCACATTGTTTGATACCGATGGTATCGCTCAAGAGGATGATGATCTGCTATTCCAAGCTTCAGAGAGTCCAGTGCGTCAAGCTGGACGTGTTCTCAAAAGTGCCATCGAAAGTGGAGTAAAGACTTTTGAGGACTTCATCACGCATGCCAAGACGCAACTGCGAGACGATCAGATACTTCAGAACGCAAGCAATCTTGAAACCTTGTGGAGCGAACTACGAAGTAGAGGTGGACGGTTTGCGGAACTAGGACCAGTCGGGAGTGCTGCGGAGTTGCTGAAACCTGTTCGGAAAAACAGCGAATCCAAAATTGGTGACACGATGTCACCAATTGAAGAAGCCACGACTGGAACCAAGCATGCTAAGACCGATGAGTTGCGAGCCAAGAGTGGATTGCCAGAGCGAATCTCGCCATATCCTGAAACATTTCAGGAGTGGGAAGATCAGGCTAGTCGAGAGTATCCAGACGCAGCATCACGATTGAAAGTCGTAGAACGAGTAGAGCGAGAGAAGCACGCCAGCAAGATAGAGAATGCTGTTATTGGACAGCATATTGTCGATCTCGAGAATCGTCGGAATGCTGGAGAAGATGTTCTGGATGAATTGCTTAGGGCGATCAAAGCTTCCACCGTAGCGGGGTCCGAGGCTGGTCGGGACTTAGTAAGTCGAAGGGCAGAACGCTACAGCGACTTCTCTTTAGCTGGGATTATTGGTCAGCACATTGACACTGCAGGCAAGGATCCGACCGAAGAACAGCTTGCTAAGTATGAAGAGCTAGCTGACCGAATCAAGAAGTTAGAAAACGAAAAATTAGAACTTGCTGAGAAACTAGCGAAAGAGGCGATCGCAAGGAAGAAGGCTGAAGAGGCGGCAAAACCAAAGCCTCAACCAGCAAAGGACAAGCCTGAAACCAAGCAAGAAGTGCAGCAAAAGAACGTTGCTGTTGCGGTGGCGTCGTTCAAAGACAAGTGGAACTCGTTGTTCAGTACAGGCGAGACGTTCTTTCAGGACAAAGGATACGACCCTGAAGAGAATCGAAACAAGATTATCCAGGCGGCTACGGAAGTCATCAAAGCTTACGGAGCTGACGTTACTTCGTTCCTTGAATTGCAGTCGCAGTTGAAAGGTTTCGGTATCGACATTACTGATCTTGCTGCTCAGCAAACAAAAGCCTTCAAGGCGGCATGGGACGCATATCAGAAGAAAAACAAGGTGATGTCTCCAATTGGAGTCAATCCAGAAAAGTCAGCTATTGGTGCAAGAGCAAAGGACTTGATGAAGCTTGCACTTGAAGCTGGATATGGAGCTACGCCGAAGACATGGAAAGAAGTTGTCGATGTAGTCCATGCGCAGTTGTCGATCGAAGTGCCTGGTATCTCTGAATATGACACCATGCAGGCATTATCTGACTACGGAGTGTGGCGTCCGTTGAATAAAGAGGAGATCGCCGTCAAGACGCGAGCCATTCGTGGCAAGGCAAGGCAGTCGTTGAAGATAGAGGATGCGATTAAAGCGATTGCACAAAGCGAAGCATGGCTTAAGAGCGGCATGAGCCCAGAGGAAGTGGCAAGGCGACTGAGAGACATGAACTGGCTTCCAAAGGCAACAGGAAGCGAGCAAGCGACACCTGACAGCATAGAACGGGAGTTGATTGCAGAGTTCAATAAACTAAAGAAGGACTTGCCGGTTTCAGCGGAGTCTAGGGAGGGGCAGTTAAAGTCTGCTTTGACTACAGCTAAGACGGCTGGACGAAACAGGCTGGAGTTGCTGGACAAGGACATCAAGGCTTTAGAGGAAGCTATCGCTACCACTAAAGAGTTAGTAAAGCCGGTCGACGAGCGAACTGCATTAAAGCCGGACGAAGACCTGCTCGCTATTCGTAAGCAATTGGAAGTGAAGCGAAAGCAAAGGGATGATCTTAAAGCCAAGTATGAAACGATATTCCCGCCGACAAAGCCAAAGATAGGACGCAAGCCGCTTACTGATGAGCAACGGTTGGCAATGTCGGAAAGGATGTTGCAGTCGCAGATCAATGCAGTGAAAGAGGACATGAAGGCGTTAGAGGCTGGTACGTGGACTCCTGCCGTCAAGAGCGATGCTCCTACTTCGATTGCCAAAGAAGCGTTGAAGGCTGAGTTGGCTACACTGAAGCAAGCGAGAGAACAAGCTAGACAGTCTAGTCCTGCGTACCAAGCTCGCAAGGAAGCTAAGTACTGGGAACAGTATCGCAAGTCTCAGGAGAAGCGACTGGAGTTCTGGGAGAAGCGTAGAGATGACGCGGCTGCTGGAAATATCCCGGCTCCGCTCAAGAAGCGAACGATTACAGAAGAGTCGATTCTTGATAGGAATCTCGAGATTGAAAAAGTTCAGTATGAAGCCATGTACGAGATCGAAAAGGCAAAGCGAGAGAACTGGAATGCCGGGCAGTGGATCAATCATGGTCTACTGGAAGTGACATCTTTGATACCAAAGACTCTGATGCTCGGGATGGAAATGTCGTACGTGCTAAGGCAGGGTTTTTTCTACGCTCGCGCACATCCAATCAAAGCATTCACAGCTCTAGTGGACTCTATACCGGCTGTGTGGAGTCAACGATTGGCTTTAGCTTCAATGGAAGACATTAAGAGTCGACCAAATGCCAAAGAGTACGAATTGGCAAAGATTGATTTTACGCAGAAAACTGGTCCGCAAGCAAAGCTGGAAGAAATGTACCAGTCGTCTGTCATCCAGTGGCTCGAAAGAACAGAGAATAAGTTTCTTTTGCCGCTTCGCACCTGGGTTAAGCTGTACGGAATGTTCGAAAGCGGCAACCGTACGTTTGCGAACATCATGAAGGCAGACTTGTACGACATCCAAAAGCGTGACACGTTAGCAGCGAGAGAACTGTTTGGAGTAAGTACAGACTGGACAGAAAGCGACATCAAAGAGACAGGAAGAATAGCAAACATATTCAGTGGTCGCGGGACAGGACTGAAGGGCGGTAGTCCTTGGCTTGATTTTTTCTTTTTAGCTAGACGCTGGTTGTGGTCGCGTCTTCAAGCTGATTTCGTTGTTCCAGTGCAGTTGATGACTCCTAAGATGATCGGTCAGTGGAATGCTGATCGCGGTATGCGAGCTGCGTTAGCGAAACTGTACATACAGACATTCCTGGGGCACGCGACAAAGTTAGCAATGGCGTATTTCGCGTATTCGATTCTTGCTGGTGACGACGAAGAGGATAAGCCGACTATGGAGTGGGATCCGCGAGCCAGTGACGCATGGTCGTTAAAAATTGGTGAGACGCGAATCAAGGATGAAGGTGGATTGATGCCAGCTATTGTTTTGGCGGCAAGAATAGCTACCGGAGAGATGAAAACCAGCAGTGGTGAAATCAAGTCGATATACGGTGAAGATGTTCAGTACGGAGGGAAAGCTGTAGATGACTTTGTTATTGACTTCGCAAGATACAAGCTTGGTACTGGACCTTCAGCTGCTTTGGAGTTGATGAGCGGAAGGGATTCTGTCGGAAAAGTGATAGCGAAGAAAGATGACCCTCTGGCAGTTCCTAAGCATATCGTGACATCTCGCATAACGCCGTTGACGTGGCGTGAGATAGCTGCGGCAGAAAAGGAGCTGGGTGTCGCAAATGGTACGCTGGCATCGCTTGAGTCATTTTTCGGAGTGTCTGTTTCTACTCACGGAGATAGAACAGAATACAGACAAGCCAACGCGGCGGAGAAAGAAAAGAAGTTCGACAAAGACATCAAGAAGATGAAGTTTGATTCACCGGATCCTGCCTACAAGGAGTTCTTGAGCAAAGAACAAATGTCGCAGGTTAGTGAACGCCGCGAGGATCGCAGGCAAGGATTGGTTTATGAGGCTTCGTTTAATCCGGTTCGAAAGTCGTTCAAAAACGACAAGACGTTCGATCAAGCCATAAAAGAACGTGATGCTGCATTGGAAAACATGAAGAAGTCGGGCATGTCGCTGGACGAGGCTCGTGGTCTGTTGATTAAGCACTGGGAGTCGAATTATGGAGGCGCGAAAGAAACCAGAGGAGGGGTTCGCGTCTACAAAGAAGCCCTCAGCGATCGGTTGCGTCAGTTAAGAAAGGCGTTTCCACAGTAGCATCTCGGCATTCGCCGTGATAGCATCAAGTGAAAGTAGTAACCTTGTTCTTGGAGATTTTGAAAATGTATGCGTATCTGTTGCTGTTTCTGACCAGTTGCCAGCTGGTTGATTTGTCGGTCGAGAATGCCATTGTTGGGCTCAAGGATGCAAAGATTGTTGGCGGTGTGGTCATTGCCAGCGATGTATCCAAGATGTCAGTGGAAAAGGTCGCAGTGGTCAAAGTGAGCACTGTCGCCGAGAATGTCACGCTTGATGCATCGGACAGGAATCGTGAGCGAGTCGAAGTGATTACGATCGACAAGACTACGCACTTCGTTCGCGGCAAAGGGAAGATCTGGATTGATGTCTTGGCGATCGATTTCAAGCAAAACATCTTCCTCAAAGAGACGAAGACGGTCGAGTTGACTCCACCGCCGAAGCCAGACGTTCCTGATGTTCCAGACACTCCAGATACGCCCGATGTGCCAGCGGATAAGTTCGGCAACATCGGACAGAGAGTTGCCACGGTGACCAATGGGCTCCCGCATAACGCGAAGATTGGAGCGATCTACCGGGAAGCAAGCAAACAGCTCGGTTCGAATCCGTCATGGACGATCGATAGCAGTTCATCCTACGTCAACGCCGAGTTAAAAAAGATAGATCTTGCTGGCTACCAGCCATTTCTTGATACCGTCAACAATGATCTTCGGAGTCGATGGCCGGTGACTCGTGGAGTCGCTGTTGATTACTGGTCCGCGATCGCTACCGGTCTGGGAGTGAAATAATGCCGAATCTAAATCCTGACTTCCGCGGTGCGGACGAAGTTGTAAAGCCAGAGAACGCTGAGTTTGGCTGGGCGACCGATTCGACCGAGGCTGAGGCGATCCTGCTTGAGCGCAGAGGCGAAGAACGATTGCAGGCGGAGATGCCTGCTCAGATGACTTTGGCGTCTGGCGAGGAGCCGCTACAGGCAATCATGGATGCGTGGAATGCGTTCCAGCAAAGCAAGGGGCGTTTCCCTGGTTCCTATGACTGGTCGATTCTGGATGAGTTCGTGCATGGCTCGCCGTTGATTTGGCGACCACAGATCGGTGGTACTTGCGTGGAAAGCAATACCAAGCCGGGGTGGGTGCAACGCTTGCAGTATCAGATTGTCTTCCTTGGCAATGCGATGGAGTACTTGGGGCGTGATGACAAGACATCGAACAACTATGCTCCTTACGGTCCATTCTCGTACGGATCTGCTCGTAAGCGAGTGAATCTTCGTGGCGGAGATGGATTGTTCTGCGAGGGGATGGTTGAGTCGCTGTTGAAGGATGGCGTTCTACCTTGCAACACTCCCGATCTAATCGCGTTGAACAAGAAGCTTGGTGTCGACCGACCACAGGATTACTTCGAGCCGCAAAACGTTGCTGTCTATCGCCAATGGGGAGATTGGAAGTACATTGACGAGTTTGCTAAGTATGCAGACTATCGATTAGAAGAGTGTCCGTACATTAAGAGTGTCGATGAGCTGCTTGCGGCATTGAAAGCATGCAAGCCTGTTTTTTGCTGCTCTATGCTGGCTATCAAGAAGATCGGTCAGCACAAAGACGGCTTTGCTATCCACGGTCGGAACCCTAACGACCAGTGGGCTCACAATATGCAGTTTAGAGGAAAGCTTGTTGCATCAGACAACGGCGAGTTTATTCGGTTCGCCAATGAAAGCTGGGGACCGGAACATATGTATACTGTTCCGGTCAATGAGGTTGACGATTGGTTTCGTCGACGCAATCTAACGGCGGCGGCTATTGGTCAGATCCAAGGACCGTCGTCATCACCACCTGTTTTTGGAGGTTAGCATGTCAGAGAGTTTTAATAATGCGTTGGATGTAGAGTTTGCAAAGGTTGAGGCAATGCCTGAGCGAAGGATTGGTTCGATTGCAGACTGGTTCATGGCAAAAGTCAAGAAAGGGCTTGAGTCCACTGATCTTGCAAACTTGAGCAAGGAAGCTTTCCTTGCAGCTGTGGGTAACGCTTACGACAAGTTCGTTCTGCCGATGGATCTTCCTGGTCCTGACCCGATCCTCGATCCAGTCCTCAAGCAGCTGCTATTGGTGCTTGCAGAAAGGCTGTACGACAAGTTCACCGCTCCTCCTACTTTTGCAGCTGGGTAGAGCTATGAGCATCCACGACCCTAAGCATCCAATATGGCCGCTATTGAGAACAATCGTTATCAGTGGCACCATGATTACTGTGTGCGCAACGCTGTACAAGAACGGGTTGGATCCCAAGGATCTGATCCTCCTTGCAACAACGCTTGCATCCTTAGCAGTCTTTGATGTAGTCAAGGCTAGAGTTGCCACTGGGAGCCAAACGGTCGACAAGGAGTAGCTCAGGCGATAAAATCCAAAAAGACCTGATCGTTGTTGGTCAGGTTTTTTTGTGTCCTGAGTTAAGGAGAGAGAGTCATGAAACGGACTTTGAGTTTGGTTTTGGCGTGTGTTTGCCTGTTCGCGTTTTTGGTAACGGAGTGCAATGCGGACTGTAGCGGGAGCAAGCTCGGTGAGCGAATCCAGTCTGGATTGAGCCGAGTTGTTGGAGTTCCCAAAAAAATAAAGCAAGCAGTTCGAACGAAAAAGGCTTCCAGTTGCGCAGCGGCTGCAACGAGCTGTTCGGGATCCGCCGCCCCTGTGATGGGCTGCTCGGCGCCCCAGGAGGTTCCTGTTGCTGTGGTCGTGCCTGTAGCGGTTCCTGTCTTCGAAGCGGCTCCAGAGTGCTCCAGCGGCACTTGTACGGTTCAGGAGTCCGTTAGGAGCTTCCAACCGATTAGGAACGGTATCGCTCAAACCAAGGCGAATCTACAGGCGTCCCAGGGACGAATGCGGCATGTAGGCGGCTCTTTCGGAGCTGGTCGCTTTGAAGGAGTGGGGTTTTCCACCGTTTCGGCTGATGCTGCGATTCAGCAGTGTTGTTATTGGGGGCAACGCGATCCAGTCGATATTGGCGTGGCTCGCGGTGCAAACGGCTGGTACGCCACTGTCCTGTACAGGTAGTTGCGGTTGGGGTGGGTGTGTGTAAAAATGGCACAAACGTCTGATACGCAAATGAGTACGAGCAACGACAAGAGGGAAACGTGCATGGAATCCAGCAAGAAGAAATCTTCTACTACGCAATCGTGTGGTTTGTGGCCTCACTTGCCGCTATGGCTCGAATCGCTCGTGACAGTGAGTTTGTCAGTGTGTGGCACTGTATTGGTGTTGGTGCTACGTCTGGGTTTTACGGTTTTGGAGTCGTTGCTCTTTTTTTCGTTCCTGATCCCGCTAGTGCTGGTAGCAATTGGCATTGGATTGGTGTATCGGCGCTGGTGGGGCTGCTAGGCAAAGAGCAGGATGCGATTGGCAAGACCTTGCTCGGCAAAGTGTTTGCTGTAGCCAAACTTCTACAAGAGGGTAAGGAAAAATGAGACAGTTAAAGTGGTCTTTAGTTCTTGTTGCTTTGTTGGCGTCTCTTGGGCTGGCACAAAGCCCTGCTTCAGTTCGCGAGTACGAAGAGGCGAAGGTAGCAGCGTCCAAGGGCAGTGGAGCACTGTTTATACTTGCGACGACTGATGGCTGTCCTCCATGCGAGGTTGCCAAGAAGTTGCTTGGCGAAGATATGCGTATGCTTCGGCACACGCTGATCGAACTTCCGATCCAGGATTGTGCAAAGCTCAGGTTTGGTAGCAGTACGTTGATCGCTGCAAAGCCTTTGTTGTTTGCTCCAAAGCTTTTGCTAGTTGACGTTGCCGACTTAATTGAAGGTACAACGGTAGTCGAGGTTGGTTCAATCACAACCAAGAGCATCGACGAGCTGCTTAGTCGATTGCCTGTTGATCTTCTTTCTCCAGTGGTCATGGAGTTCCCTGGCGATCCGCCTTCGTTTGGTGCGCCCAACAAGGTAATAAAGTACCGCATCGCCACGATGTACAAAACTGGGGCGTACAACAGTACGTTCGAGTGGGGGAAGATCGATCGGTATCTTCAGGCGTTCGAAAGGTATTGGGATGTTGACTTCGTCCGAGTGACGAATGGTTACAACATCACGTTCCTGCAAGCGAATAAAGCATTGCAAGGAGGACCGACGATAGCTGCGCGAGCTGGCGGTTCGGTTGTCAACATTTCGCCGACGTTCAACTTCGGCAATGGTCCGTGGTGCGGTCTTGTTACGCTTCATGAGACTTGGCATTTGTATGGTGGAAGTGCTCACAATCGCGATGTGAACGGGCTTATGGGTCCAACTGGCGGTAAAGGCATGATCCTTCAAAGCGACTATCCCTGGGCTCGTGGTTGGAAGTTCAAGGCAGGAGTTAAGAAACCGCATGAAGAGCCTGAGTGGCTGATGCAGTGGATTACAGGTTCGATCGCCGGCAGCGACGGAGAAGCACTTTCGGGCGATCTGCAAAAAACTTTTGATTTTAATTGCCCAGAGGTTCGGTAGACGATAAATTGGTATCGTTCTGAGTGAAACGGCGAACGGAGAGCCACCAAGACTTTAGGGTTTTGGTGGCTTTTTTTGTCGAAATAATTTCCCAGGGTACACTTGCATCCTGGGGTGCGGTCGCTAAGATGGTCATGTCTGAAGATGACCTTAACTTAGGAGATTGAGTATGGGTGAGCTGGTTAAATTCAGGGCATCGGCGGTTGGCAGTTTATTGGTTGGCGGAAACGCAATTACCGACAAGCAGCTGGAGAAGTTGAACGAGTTGCAAGCTCGCAAGGACAATCCAGAAGCCAAGCCTCTAACAGAGAAGATGCAACTGGAGTTGGATGAATTGATCGCCAAGCGTGATGGCGAGTTTGAATTTGGCGCGACAGCCATGTCTTATATCCGCAGCTGTTGGTTGCGTGACAAGTACGGTTACGATGAACCGCTCGTTTCGAACGAGATCCTGAAGGGGCTGATGTGCGAGGATGACATTATCGATGTCCTCTCTCGTTGTATTCCTGGTGGGTATCGCGTTAAGAACGAAGAGTCGTTCGAGGACGATTACTTTACCGGCACGCCTGATGTGGTGCTTGATGACTACATCGAGGACGTAAAGTGCTCTTGGACGCTTCGCACGTTCGTTGAGACGACTCGCCCTGATAACCTGTATTATGCGCAGGGTCAGGTCTACATGGCGTTGACTGGACGGAAGCGATTTCGCCTAGCGCACGTTCTTGTTGATACCCCGAAGGAGTTGCTCGACGAAGAGATGAAGCGGTTGTATTTCCGTTTCAACTGCGACGAGGACAATCCGCATTACAAGGCACTCATTAAGAAGGTTGAGGCGATGCATTTGTGCGAGAAGAAGATCCCAGAAGAGCAGAGAGTCAAGACGTTCGAGTTCGAGCGAAATGATCATTACCTAGATACGCTTCGTTTGCGGGTCGAGCAAGCTCGCGTCGCATATTCGTCCATGTCCCTTAGTCTTGAGTTCTAGAGAGTGAGTTATGACGACAGAATCAGCAGCACGGTTATATGAAGCACAGCATAGTGCGAAGTTAGCTAGCAGAAAGAACGCGGTTTTCAACCCGAACGACAAGCCGGTTGAATCGTTGCCCATTATTTACGGGTTCAACAACGGCGGATCTCCTGGGTGGATGCAGGCGTGTTTGATTGCAGAAGATGGAACGCAACTCGGTGGGCATGTTTGCACCTCGGAGGCGTACATGAAGCACGATCTTGGCATCCTTGAAGGCACAAGACCAGACAGGCATGAGAATGACTTTAAGAAGCACTATCCAGACGGATATCGCATGGAGTTCGTTAGGTACTCCGATATCGACAGGAACGAGAAGCTTGTTAAGGCGATCGGTATTGCGAACGCTAAAGACGACGAAGCGGAATAGCGTGTTGCATGTACAAGATCAGCTGGGGAAGGACGAGCGATAAGCATCACCGTACATTTGTGATTGTTCCAGATGTGTACGCATTGTTTGATGTGTACTTTGTTATCACTGGTTATGGTAGGGATGATGGCTGTGCCCCAGTTGACATAACTGTAACCAATCTAGATGGGCACGAGGTTGACATGACGAAGGGGCTTCCGGAGGCAGCATCGATCGGCACATACGCTACTCGATGATATACGCAGAGTAATATTTTTTCTATTTGGAGATTAGGCATGAGTGAGAGTCTTAATTTGTACCAGCGTCTCGTCAAAGTCATGGCGAGCATGGGGGCGATCGGCAAGACGGGCAAAGTGGAGTACGGCGAGCGGTTCGCGTACCACAAGATCGATGACATCGACGAGAAGCTGCGACACGCTTTAATCGAGCATGGTGTGGTTTGCGTGGTCACCGATATCGAGAATATGAAGTTGGAGTACTTCGTAGAGAAGGATCGAGGCGGTAAGGAGCGTAGTGCGTGGTATGCAGAGTGCGCGATTACGATCGAGTTGATAAACGCAGACAATCCAGATGAACGACGTACGATCAAGGGTTGGGGGCAAGGACTCGACTACAGCGACAAGGCGACTGGCAAGGCAATGAGTTACGCAACCAAGTCTGCGTACCTTGCGTCGTTCCACTTGCGAGGACAGCCAGACAACGAAGAGGATAACATCGCAGCACCAAAGGCGGACGCTGAGCCTGCGGAGCTGGATGCGGCTTCGCAAAGTTGGGTTGATGCGATCAATCAAGCAGACGAGCCTGAGACGTTGGTTCCGTTGGGCGCTAAATTAGTGAAGGAGCCTCAGCAGGTAATGGATGCAGCGTGGCCGTTCTATTACCAGATGTGGGCGAAGATCATCAAGACGACTCCGACTAAGGAAAAGTTGGACGAGCTTGGCTTTGTTCTTGCGGCTGAACCGAAGCATGTCAGCAAGGCGGTTCGCGACGATTACAAGCGACGGCTTGTTGAGTTGAAGAAATAGTTCGTGACACCGTGTCACGAAAATTGTGTGGTGTGTTTCTAGGAGATTTGAGATGAGTGAAGAAGTGATTGTAGAAGATGCTGTTACTGCCGAAGCAGCTGCGGTTATTGATCCGCTGTTGGATAAAGTGAAGAAGCAAATTAATGTTGCTTCAGAGCTTCGAATGTACTTAAGTGCAAAGGAGCGTTTTGATCGTGCAAACGAGGAGTTCGCAGAACGCTGCAGGGGACTTATGGAATGCATGAAGCCAAACGAAAAATTTGTCTTTCGGCATGGATACGGTCAGCATTATCTAGTCGTGAGCGATAGCGTAGGCAGGTTTAGCTTGGAGCCAATCGAGTTGATTTAGGTGCGTTGCGTGACGTGCCGTCTGTAGTGTGAGTATTTCTTAGAAAGAGTTGTCATGTCAGAAGAAAAAAAGGCAGTCGTTCACGATGACGAATTGGCTGCGATCAAGGACAGTCGCAAGCGTGACCTGTTGGTATTCAAGGCTGCGAGCAAGGAAAGTACTGTTTGGGTTGTCGCGGTGAGCGATCATCAAGCAAAGTTGGCTTTGGTAGACCGTATCTGGCCGATGGACAAGTACACGAAGCGTTGCTGCGAAGTGCGGTACATCGACCTGTTGGAGAGCGCTGCAGAAAAAGGCAACGACAAGTCGACCGACAAGGAAAAGCCGCCAGCGTAACGGCTGTTGAGTTGGAAGGATTAGCCTAGCCGAAGTGGTTAGGCTTCTATTGGCAAGGAGATCTTAGGCGGGAGTGAGTATGATGGGGCGAATAACTAGACCAGCAACAGGCGAGGAGGTGTTGCAGATAGAAAATTGCCCATGTTGCGGTGGACTCGTTGGAGTTGGTGATTGTGGATACTCGACATTCAATCCAGGTTGGGCTGAATGCAAGAAGTGTAAGCGTAAGTGGTCGTTCGCGTGCGTAAACGATTCATGGGATGCTGGGTTGTTGTGGAACAGGACGGCAAAGCGAATCAAGGATCGATTAGTGCTGTTAAGAATGCTGCGATTTGACAAGAGAACGAAACCGGCACGGTGCTTTGCAACAGAAGTGCTGGAAGAAGAGGCGGAAGTGTTCCGCAAAGAGCTGGAGGAGTATGTGATTGGATCCGATAAACCAAAGTCTGCTAATTAAATTTATTCACCTGCGCCGCGCAGTTTAATTCACAAGAGGAAAACATGGTAAAGAAAGAATACAACGGCAAAGTGCGAGTCGACGGGAAGATCGAGGCGTTGATTCGTCCGCTTACAGAGGATGAAGCGACGAGTCTCGAAGAATCGCTCTTGGCTGAGGGCAGGGCGATCAGTCCGTTTTGGTTGTGGGGCGATCTGCTGGTAGACGGTCACAATCGCTTTAGGTTGTGCAAGAAACACAAGTTGCCGTATGAAGTGATTCAAGTCTACGAAGATGCCGAGGATATCGAAGAGGTTAAGTACCGCATCAGACGCGACTCGTTAGCTCGAAGGCACCTGACGCAAATGGAACAGTCGAAGACACGCGCAGAGATGGTTTCCTCCAAAATGAAGAAAGGCGAGAAGTTAGTCGATGCAGTGCGAACGGTAGCTGAGGAGGTCAACGTGTCGCCTCGCCAAGTGTATCGCGATGTGCAGCGTGCGGAGTTGGTGGAAACGATCGACGAGGAAGCCAAGCCAGCTACAGACACGATGTCGTTGCCGTCAGTGAAGAAGCTAGCGGCTATGCCAAAGGCGAAGCAAAGATCTGTGGTTAAGAAAGCGGGTGGCGACGGAAAGGAGGTCGAAAAAGTCATTAGGAAATCTAAAAGCAAAGAGAAGACTTCCGCGGCTAGTTTGTTCAATTCGATACAGAAGCAGCATTTCAGTGGTCGCACTGGTTTGCCTCAGATGCTTGACGCAATGGCTGAAGCGAACGGTGGTAAAGGTGGGCAGTACGAAATAGCGAACTCCAGCCTCGATAAGTTCCTGGCAGCTGCAATGAAAATGAAAGACGGGAAGCTATGAGCCTTTGGAAACACCAAGAGCGTGGCATTACTGAGCTGCGCGAAGCGATCGCAGCAGGAGAGACGAAGATCTGTGTTACGTCTCCAACCGGGGGCGGTAAGTCGCGAATGATGTTCGAGTGGATTAAGAGCGACGCGGACAGTACGGCTGTGTACACGGATCGCAGGATGCTTTGTGAGCAGTTGTCGAAAAACATGACGGCGAACGGTATCGAGCATGGAATTATTGCATCAGGCATAGAGGGATCGATTGCGAAGGTGCAATTGTGCATGGCGCAAACGATGGTTAGTAAGTGCATCAAGGGTGCGAGTCATGTTCCCAACGTGGAGTATTGTATTTGGGACGAGGCACACAAGATGGGTGGCGAAACGCTCATGGAGCTGAGGAATCAGCATTGGCGTGCGATAGACATCGGATTTACAGCCACTCCGCTTGGGATAGGACACATTTACGAAAGGCTGATCGTCGCCGGCACAAATTCAGAGCTGCGAGATTGCGGTGCGTTGGTGCCAGCGTTCCATTACGGACCAGACGAGCCAGACGTGAAATGGGTAGGGCAAGTGAAAGTGGATGACGGCGAGTGTGGGCTACCCAAGAAGAAGCGGCAGGAGTTTGCACATCGAGTGTTCGGACGGGTAGTGGATCAATATCTGGCTATCAATACTGAAAAGAAGCCGACTGTGTTGTTTGCACCTGGAGTGGAGGAATCGATCTGGTTCGCCCAAGAGCTGTGCAACAACGGTATTCCTTCAGCGCACATCGACGGCGAGAACGTTTGGCTTTTCGGTGAGCTGATACCGAAAGACCAATGCGTAATCGACGACATTAGAGATATGTTGGCAGACGGGAAGTTAGCAGTAGTCTGCAATCGATTCGTGTTGCGGGAAGGCATAGACTGGCCGTTTGTCGAGCATGGTATCTTTGCAACGATATTCGGGTCGTTGACGAGCTACTTGCAAGCGGGTGGAAGGTTCCTTCGCGCGTGTCCGTCGATCGGAAAGACTCAATGCACGATTCAGGACCACGGTGGCAACTGGCATCGCCACGGTTCGCTCAATAGCGATCGGGAATGGGATCTCGGGTTAGATGACAAGATCGTTGCTGGCGTTCGCGAGAAGCGATTGAGAGAGAAGAAGGAGAAAGAGCCTATCGTATGTTCAAAGTGCCATGCGGTGCGTCTATCAGGTCCGAAATGCTTCAAGTGCGGTCATCAGCACAACATCAAGGCTAGGATCGTTCTGCAACAAGACGGTTCGTTACGCGAGATGGGTGGCGACATTTACAAAGCAAGGCGGGTCGCCAAGAAGACTGTGGATATTGAGAAAGAGTGGGTGAGCAGAGTTCGAGCTGTAGCCAAAAGCGAAAAGGAGACAGTCAAGGACATGACGTTCGCTCAGTTGGAGGTGTCGTTCGCGAGGGATCATAAGTGGGCATATCCTCCACGAGATCTCCCGAGCATGCCGATCAATGATTCAGATTGGTTTCGTCCAGTGCGATCTGTTTCGCGGGACAGACTAACTTAGGTAGCGATTATAGGATCATGACCATGACGCATGTTTTGAATACTCAGATTGAGCTTGAGACGCTCAGTCTAGAAGTCGAGCTGGAGTATGATTTCGTCCCCGGCGAGAAGATGGTTCGATATTATCGCGATGGTTCTGGCGATCCTGGTTGCCCACCATCGGCAGAGCTTGTTGGTGCGAAAGTTACGCAGTGCAACATAGACCGTGAGCAGCGAAGACGCTGTGACCATTGGATTTGGCGAGCGTTGGACGTGATTGCGAATGAGCTAATCAATCGCGATTGGGTTAATTACGAAGAGAAGTGTATTGAACATGAGAACGATCTAGCAGAAAGGGATTACGACGAATGAGCAATAAGAATAAAGACACGAGCGGTCCAGCGTTTCCAGTTCCGTTGAACGAGGGTGAGCGGTGGACTGGTCCCGGCAACTGTTGCGGCATGACGTTGCGAGATTGGTTTGCTGGACTGGCAATGCAGGGGTTTAGCGCAAACGCAAGTGACACATGCTTGGGTTGGGATACAGACATGACTGCACGTATAGCATACGAGCAAGCCGACGAGATGCTTAAAGCTAGAGCGGGTGACAAATGAGCGCTGAAACGAGATACAAATGCGACGTTTGCAGAAAAGATATAAAAAGCGATGATTTTGCCACTAAAAAGGCATTCGCTTTTAAGTGGGTCGGACCAAATCTTGCAAATCTCACAACTGACGGCGCTTCTCCGTACAGGGACGCACCTGTTCATTTATGTGTAACGTGTATTCAGGCAATAACTGCGTGGCTTAAAGGACTGAAATGAGTAAGTGGGTGCGAGTCTCCAAGCATGAGCCCTGCCCGGTATGCGGCAAGCCAGACTACTGTACGCGAACAACGGACGGTACGGCGGCGAGATGCATGCGGGTCGAGTCCAATAAGCCGTTCCAAGATAGGAACGGTGGGCTCGGCTGGGTACATTCGCTTGAGAACCCGTTGCCTCCATTGCCTGAGCCTAAAGAGGTCAAAAAGAAAGCCGACTGGACGAAAGAGTGTAAAGCGATGTACTCGCACAAGAAGGCGCATGCCAAGCGATGTGCATTGGCAGAGTCGCTTTCGGTGAGCGTGGAGTCGCTGGACGCTCTGCGCGTTGGGATCGGCTGGGACGAATGGAACGGCGAGGAGTTCTCGAGCTGGCCAAGCAGGGATGAGGACGGAAGGTGCATCGGTTACGTGCGCAGGTACGCCAATGGCACAAAGAAGACGAACATAGGCGGAACGACAGGAGTGTTTTACTCGTCGCGGTGGTGTCAGCATCCAGGTCCAGTATTCATAGTGGAAGGTGGAAGCGATGTTGCCGCGTGCGAGACGAACGATCTGAACGCCATAGGTCGTGCTAGCAACACATGCGGCGGTGCCTTCATAAACAAGCTGCGTCTGAAGCATTGTCCGCATCGGAAGGTCATCGTAGTCGGAGAGCGAGATGAACAGCCAAACAAGCGAGGGACGGCATTAGTTCCGAGTTGCACGGTGGATTGTGTTGGTTGTGCGCATTGCTATCCAGGCATGTTTGGAGCGAAGAAAGTAGCGAAGGAACTACATACTTCATACGTGATGGTTCCTCCAGGGTACAAGGACATGCGAGATTTGCTGTCCGCCGGTGGTTTGTGGCTCGATTTGGTAGCACTGTTTTAGGAGAGAGTGAGGGAAGTATGCAAGATATTCACCATCGCGCGGAGTTGCTGCGCGATCAAATATTGAAGACATGGAGTCCGCCGTTGAAAAGCGGAGGTGAAAGCAGCGGGGTTGTTGCTCAAACTTCTGTTATGTTGACGATCGCATTTTTGCTAGGAAAAGATTTTTTAGGGCAACTGACTGAGGTTCAGCAGAGGGCGATCGATTCGGGATTGGAGCTGTTCGAGGAAGTTCTAATTGGTGACACGGTGTCATCAAAGGAAGGTGCGAGTTAGATGAGTGCAGTAATCATTGGCATCGATCCAGGTCCAGTAGAACATGCTTGCGTGTTGTACGACTCGGTTGAAAAACGAGTTGTGTCGGTCGGCACGTTCAAATCGAACGAGCTGCCAGATTCGTTATTCAAGCACAGAGTTGCGATCGAGTGGATCGAGTCCTACGGCATGGCAGTCGGACAAGAAGTGTTTCGTACTGTGTTTCAGATTGGACGCATGCAGCAGCAACTAGGTCCAGTGCGCTTGATTCCAAGGCGAGATGTCAAGTTGACGCTGTGCGGCTCAGCGCGAGCAAAGGACACTAACATTCGCCAAGCACTTATCGATGCAATCGGAGAAGTAGGGACCAAGAAGAACCCAGGACCGCTTTACGGCGTTGCTGGGCACTATTGGGCAGCATTAGGTGTGGCTTACACTGCAAGTCAGTGTGAGCCAACAGAACACGAAGCGTTTTTTCATGTAGAGTAATTTCGTGACACCGTGTCATGAAAATAGTTTTTCAATAACTAGGAGTTTGACGATGGCAGGATACGAACAACGGGACAACAACGGCAGTCTATTCAAAAACGAAAAGAAGACCGCAGAAAAGCACCCCGATTACAAAGGCTCGGCAATGGTTGATGGCGTGGAGTATTGGCTTTCGGCTTGGGTGAAGACCGGCAAGAACGGGAAGTTTATGAGTCTTTCGCTTGAGAAGAAAGACAGCAATGCTAGTAGCAACAAAAGCCGATCCTCAAGAGACGAGCCAGCAGACGACGACTCGGACATGCCATTCTGATGGCGTGACGTGTCGGTGTGCGAACGATATGTCCCTGTGGGTCGACGAGCCTGATGCAAAGCGATCCGATTGGATTCGAACGACATGCCGTGTGTGTGGAAAATGGTTAGGGTATCGTCCGAAAGGAAAAGAACATGAAGCGAATGAGCGATAAAGCGAGAAAGCGGTACAACGAGGCTCGACCTATTCGGGAAGCGTTGCGTTCGGAAGTTGCGCGATGCGAGATCAGTGGGGCGGCTGGTCCGTTTGATGTGCATGAAATTTGCCGTGGTGTGAACCGTAGCAAAGCACTCGACAAGCGGTTCGCTTTATTGGTCGTCAGTCGTTTGGCTCACGAAGAGTTAGGTTCTGCGAGTCGGTGGCCGGAAGCAAGGCAGCTGGCTATCCTCGCAGAACGTAGGCTGTTCGATTTCGATCTAAAGGCGTATTTGGATCTCACGAGTCCACGAGCACCCAATAAAATAACGCTAGAGGAGGTATTGAAGTACATGAAAGATGAACTGTTGAAAGTGGAAGATGTCGCAACAAGGATGCGTGTCAATCGCAGAACGGTTCAATCGTGGATCGATGCAAAGCAGTTGCCAGCAATCGATGTTAGACCAAATGGTGCCGAAAGAGCCATGTGGCGAATTAAGCCTGACGACTTGTTGAAGTTCGCTCAGGAGCGTAAGTCCGTTGCATCCGAGTAGCAGGGGAGAGGCAGAGTGATTTTCTATATTGAGACAACGATCAAAAAGACGTTTGGAAAGATCCCAGAGGATCCCGAGTGGTTCTCTTGCGATTATGCAGAAGCAAGGAGGATTGGGAGCTTCAGCGAAACGCTTGTGACTTACGAGAAGTTCACATGCTCTTACGAGAGCGATGTCGATCGAGAAGTGCTGCAGCGCAGGAAAAGGCTAATCAACCTTTACTGTGACAAATCGGTGTGGTTCGATGTGAAAGTGGTTCCGTTTGAGGAATACGACTTCGAGGCGATCAAACTCAGAGAGTTCGAAAGGAAGTTTGCGATATGAGCATGTGTACGCATGAAGTTTGTCGGTGCCGATGCCACGATACCCATTCGGGATTTCAAATGCAGCACATTGCGCCATGTTGCCAAGGTGTTTGCGAAAAGTGTCATCAGCCAAAAGCGTTTGGACGTAAGAAAGAAGAGGAAACGACAGGTATGAACAGACGAGCGAGATTAGTTAGGACATGGAAGCACCCGCATAACAGCTGGCATGAACCTTGTCCTTGGGTCGAATACGGTCCTATCGGGTTCATCGAAGCTGCGATGGAATACGCAAGAACCTTTTACGGGTCGTTTGTCGCCTCGGGTGACATTACGCCTGGGGAGATGTTCCGCGTCGAAGTTGCAGAAACGGACGTTGCTGGAGCTGCGATCGTGCCTCCGTGCGTGTTCGAGATGAAAGGTCGCATGGAGTTTGATATTTTGAATCCAAGACTAGGTGCAGAATGAGATCGAATGTTCTGATGGAGTGGATCGTAGGTTGCGGTGTAGTAGCGTGCTTGCTGGCGATCGCGGTGCCGATTCCGCAGAAAAAGGAGAAAGATACCTGGGAGTACAAGTATCGCGCGGAGATTGTTCGTGTGGTCGACGGCGATACGGTTGATGCGACGGTCGATCTGGGGTTCGGTCTACGGCTCTCGGCTCGCTTTAGAATGCTTGGGATCAATTCCCCCGAGCGGAACACCCCAGAGGGCAAGAAGTCGCTAGCGAGGCTGGCAGAGCTGCTTCCGGTGGGATCCCAGGTGGTTATCCAAACCACGAAAGACAAAAGGGAGAAGTACGGGCGATACTTGGGGACGTTCTTGGTCGCCGGTAAGAGCATCAATCAGCAGTTGGTTGACGAAGGGTTTGCCGTTGTGGCAGAGTACAAATGAAGCTTAGAAAGGCGTTGAAGATAGGTCGGTACTTGCGTGCTGCCATTTCAAGTTGCTCTTTGCTCATGATTTACCTGTAACCAAGCCTTTCTGCCATTTCGTGTACCTGCTCTTTGATCCAAGGATGATCGATGCAATCCGATGGGATATCTTCAGACAAAACCAACTTGAGGCGTTCTCCTGTGCGTGGCGATGCCATTCGATCAAGACATTCCTTAACTGTTGCGTAGTCCTCGATCGGAACACCGAAGGCTGTCATTGGTAGCGAATGGGGTTCGTCATTCGCGTAGTGTTTTGGCTGACGGTCTTTAGCAGCTTGTCGCAACTGATCCAGGGTTCGCGTTGTCGTCACGAACTTATTTGGAGTGGATCGCATTCTATACAACAGCTTTCGCATGTCGTTAAGCATGGCATCGCTATCGAATGATGACGACGATGATCCATTAGATGCTGTAGTGAACTCGGTGCAGTAAAACGGGTTGTGTTCTTGTGTCATATTTACCTGCGACGGTTTCGTTTCTTGGATTGTTTGGCGATGTTTTTGCGAACGTTTCGTTTTTTTCGTTCTTCCTTCGAAATAGCTCTCCCTGGTCCGTGATAAGGCGATGGCTCTTGCGGCTCTGGCGGCATCATCATTTGCCCAAGTGCCATAGCCGACATTGCCAGCATTCGCAGTCGTGCTTCCCTTCCTAAAGGGGATTGGCCGTTAAACATGATTTTCTCCTGAAATGATTTTACGAAGTTCTTTTATTACTGGTTCGTGACCGTCAGCAATCTCTTGCTCTAGTCCTCCCTTTGCTGGTCCCCACTCGCTATCAATACAATGCCAGTTGGATTCCATTTCCTCTAAGATCTGCTTTAAGAACTCAACGGTAACTTCGCGAGCTTCTTTTTGTGGTGTTTGCGAAGACGTTAAATGCGGTACTTCATTGATTGCTTGCATCAGTACGTTTGCATCAAAGCTAAATGCAATGCTTGCGCTTGATCGTCGCGATTCGTCGCGTATGCGATCGGCAAAATGCCACAACTTGCTTTTCCACTCATTAAAAGCGGATCGTTCTTCATCCGTCATGGATTTATTTACTTTCGCCCAAAATTCCATGTTTAGCATTTGCAAATCTCCTGGTTAGAATAGTGAAAGGTAACGCATTACTCCAAGTGCGGTGACCTCAATGATGGCTACCGCCCAACAATAGAGAAAGCCAGCGAACCCGATAGAGAAATCTTACGGGTTCGTTTTGTATCGCATGATGTAAGTGTCGCGCTCGCCTTCGTTGGTAGCTTTGAGTATCTGGATAGCTCTAAAGCCCATCGCGCGAAAGAACACTTGTCCGGTCACGTTGTCCTCGGGGATCGTCAGCGTAATGCGGTCCCTGTGTTCTGGATGCAGCTTGCCGATCAGCTTAGCGATCATCTCCCTGCCGATCCCTTGCAATCGTAGATCTTCGCGAACAACAAGGTTCATTATGTGAAAGCGATGTGGATGTAGCTCGTACACAATGAACGCTTCGATAACATCGTTGCGCTCTGATAGCATGGCTACACAGTTCTTTTGCTTCTGCTTCAGGCGATCCAGCAAGTCCTGTTCGGTCCAAACCGTATCAGGATTCTGCTTGGCTAACTCCAGTATCTCGGGGAAGTCCTTCTCTATCACCCACCGTATCCACCGTGTTTCCGTTTTTGGCATTGTAAGCATCCTTGAGCATGACTTCTGTTCGAACAATCGAAAGATCTTTAGGGGCGTCTATTACCAAATCGACGACATTCATCTTCAACTTGGTTATGTGAATAACGATGTTTCCGCCAATCACGAACGATTGACCTGCTTTGCGTTTTATCTTCAGTATTGTCATCAGCATGTTCCTTGTAAGTGTATCGAATCGGGTACGCAGGAGCGAATCTCCTGCCGCACTCAGCCTAAACCCACTGAGCCTATTTTCATGACACCGTGTCACGAACTAACAGTAATGCGGTCGGCGAGCTGGCGAGAACTCTGCCGGCCACGCTTCAAGCATTGCAACGAAGTGCCCTTCCGATGCAACCGAGCTGGGCGATCGTCGCCGACTGTTCTGGTCGTTACACCATACTGCCAGTTTTTCCATTGCTTGCTTTGCTTGTTCAGTGGTAGGGAAGTGACCGTGCGCAGGTGGAGCTTCGTCCCAGTCGGAATCACCATCGATCGGAGCGTAGGTGTTGTAGAACCAACCACCTTCTTCCGGTCCGCCGTATTGGCGATCGTGCAGATACACGTTGGCGTACAGTGTTGGTGTGATGTCTTCGACTTCCCATCCGTCAGCCTGGATCTCGCGTTTCTCAACGAGCCCGTCATCCCACCGAATTGTCACGTCAGACGTAAACTCGTAGCCGTCTTGATCGCAGTTGCGTTCTACGTGAATGATGGTGCCGACTGGTGCATCATCTGGAATAGCAAAATCACCACGTTCTTCGTTAAGTATGGCAATTGACACTCTGCTTCCGATTCGCATTACTTAACCCCTTTTTCTATTTGAAACAACGAAACAAAACATTGCTAGGACAAACAGTACTAGCATCATCCCGATAAGTGACATGTTGACGGTTCCTTTCTTCGAACTCGATACTAAGTGCGGGTTGACCATCAATCCGCGTAAGTGTGATCTTGGTTCGCTGTGTTGCGCAACCGCAGCAAGCTACCAAAAAAAGCAAAGTCCATTTCGCCATACTCAACTCTCCTTAATTAACGTCGTGCTTTCCGATGGGTCTTCGTAGTACTCACCAACGAGTACTAAACTCGCAATTTGCGATAGCGGCATCTTGTATCGATGCACCATCGCATTTCGCATTTCAGCCCAGAACTTAGATTCAAGTTGCCTAACTCGTTCTTTCGTTATCTTAAACTCGTGACCAACGTCTTCGAGTGTTAGATCATCGATTACTTTGCGTTCCAGAAGACCGGATTCAAGCCTCCTGAGCCTTTGAAGGGAATGTTGATTCTTATGCTCCCACCTTCGGAGCGCTGCAGGAGATGTGGGCGGGACGCCCATGCTCATTCGAATGTCATTAACGACTTTGCGTTTGGCTTCTTCTATCAGTTTCATCCAGTCAGATGCAAGTATGTTAGAATCTAAATCTAACTCAACTGCTTCTTGTGGGAATGCAATGTTGCCATCGAGTCGCATTGCCATTTTGTGTTTGCGATAAAGGTACAGAGCTGTCCATCGTGTGCAGTTGCATACAACCGTAGTCTTGGCGTACTCGTCCCATTTTCTCGCGTCAGTTTTGACTAACTTGAGCATTGTTTCAGCAACAATATCTCTCCAGCCTAGAACGCGAGAGAATCGCTTTAGGCGTTTCGCTATGTACCATCGGCTAATATGCATTGCTTCGTTCCAGTCGATGTCTTTCACTCGATATCCTTTAGCCTTGTATTCCAGTTACTCGAAATGCTACCTTGTTAATCGGCTTGGCGTCTTTGTTCTTCAGTCTCCACGTTGGAGATTGCATAGTGTCCAGGTTAGTTCCAATGTTGCCTTTAGGTTGTGGTCCGTATCGTTCTTCGTCCCATGACCAAAAGTGCAAGATTGCTGTTACGTGCTGCATGTCTTGTTCGATTTCACCGATCGGTAGCAGATTGTGTGCAGAAAGCCACAACCTAATCCAATCGCGTACTGAACTACCGCCAGGACTAATGCAGCCTTGCGACCTCCCAGTCGACTTAGTTAAATCGAAGTCGATCAAATCAGTAAGTTTGTTAGGTGTCGGAAACCCAAGCGACGTCAAGTGTGTTTCTATTTCAGTTGCGCGACTCATGGGCTACTCCTTTTTCAGTTTAGTTCTGGATCGCCTGTGATTGACATACGGAACGCTTGACACTCTTGGTACATGCCTTCAAGTGTTTCAACTTCAGCATCCTCATCGCCATCTTCGTTTTCTCCGAGGTTGTGCAGTATGCCCATGACCGTATAGGCACCAGCGAAGAACGCTTTACGCATTTCGGTGTGTTGCACGCTGTTTGGCTGTAGGTTTAGACTCTTAGCCAATGCTTGCCACGCTTGCTCAATTAGTCCGGTTTTCATGTTTGCTCCTTTGGTTAGTTGCCGCAAAATCGCGGGCGATCGACTGGTGACACGATGTCATGAAATTAGGGACGCGGGACGGATCCCGCCGCACTCAGCCTAACCCTACTGAGCCTTGAGATCGGTGTCGGCGCGTGCGCGAACTTCGGCAAAGTGCTTGGCCTTATCTGCCTTGAATGTTTCCACCTTGGCAGTCTCTTTTGTTTTCTTTCTCTCCCGTTCCAGTTCCGCCGCTAAATCCTCAACGCGCTTTTGAAGGTCGGCAATTGCCTCTTCGACAATCTTCCTAATCAGCTTGCAGGCGGATCCAGAATCAAGACTGTTCTGATTCTCTCGCACGTATGCCCAGATATCCCATATTCGATGCTCCAAGTGAACGTTGGTGATAGCGCGTTGTTTGGTGCGAATGATCGATTCTCGGATGTCGTCCAGTTCAGACAGAATCGCTTTAGTGTCACTTCTGTGTAGCTCTAGCAATTCTTCCTTTTTCGTTGTCGTCATTTACTCAATCTCCTTGTTGGTGTAGACCTGCGACGTTGCAGGCGATCGGGGATTGGGCGGATCCCCTCACGCGCGAAACGTCTTAAACTTTCCAATTACAGTAAACGAATCCGCGCGACTCCGCTCCATCGTCTACAACAGCCATCCTGTACGTTACGGAGTCAGCGTGTTTTATTGCATCGAGGATCGAAGCGTATCGCCCAGCTGGGACCACATTGGGATAGTCCGAGTATGATTCGACGTTGAAGACCTTGTATCGTTCTTGTGTTGCGGCCATTGCCTCAATCCCTCTCTTTTGTCTTAGTTAATGTGATTTCCTTGGATGTGGTAAGCGCGTGCTCCATGTGACATAGCAGATTCATCAGGCCATTAGCCCAGTCTGGTATGGGTATGTTCTTCTCGCCATACTCCGAAAACAGCAGTTGCCCTAGTCCGTTCGCCTGATTCGTCAGCAGATCAAGATTGATTTTCATTTCGATGCCCTTTCTCGGTTTAGCTTGGCGACCTCTTTTCTGTATTCAGTGATCGAACATTCTCCGATATCCAATTGCGAGCCATCTGGTAGCGGTAGAGTGCCGACGTAGCCTCTCATGTTGAAATACAGCTGGCCGACCGTCTTATCGTTCAGAATGACGTCATAACGCGGCGTGCGCTCGAGCATTTGACAATTGCGAGTAGTCTTAACGAGTTTGATCATGTGATGTGATACTCCTTAGAATTTGATAAAGGCAATGTTTTTGTCGGTTGCAAAACATGCGCGACAACGTGCGCAGTTGGTTCGTTTCTCCGCTGGGACTCCCTTATGCTTCTGCGCATCCACTGGGCACAGAAATTCGTCAGCTTGGCGTTCTGTGGCCTCGTTGATGACTCTCGCGGTTCTCCAACCGTTGGCATTGTGTGCGGCCTTCTCTTCGGCGCTGTCGCAGCTGGCGAGGATGTGCAAGTTGCTTGGCAGGTCTTTTGGACCGATGCCGGCCTTGTTCCATTCGGTTGCAGCGTGCGTGTAGCCCCAACCAGTCAACCAGGGGCAGAGTCGGTGTAATTTGATGACGGCCTGGACAAACGCCTTATCGAGTGTTTTTTTGCCACTCTTAAGGGTTTTGAGCCAGTCGCCTGAGACAAGATGACGGCACAGCGTGTTGCCTGCTAATCGCATTAAGCTAGAGTGATCGTCGTCTGCTCTTGCCGCATGGATCGCAACATGTCCACGCTGTGCGTAGCAGCCACCGTTTAAGAGTGGGCAGTTACTTGGGCATGTTGGGCCTACTTGGCGATAGGTTGTGCCGACTCCCGGTCCTAGCTTGGCGTTTTTTCCGTTTGCTACAACGATCATTTTAGAGTGACTCCGCGAGAGAAACCACATGATTACCGACGATGATATGATCGATGACATTGATTCCGACGATCTCTCCGACCTCTTTAAGTCGTCGCGTGACTTCTCTGTCTTGCCAACTTGGCGTTGGGTCGCCTGATGGGTGGTTGTGGATCAGCAGAATCGACGCTGCGGCATCGGCGATCGCTGCGCGGAATACTTCGCGAGGATGCACTAGCGATGCGTCCAGCGTGCCGCGTGTGATCCTGACGACTCGCCGAACTCGCAACTTGGTATCGAGAGTGGCGATCAGAAATTCCTCTTGATCGAGCTTGTCGGCAAAATAGCCACCTAGACAGTCCTTTGCCCACTGGCAGGCAGCTGCGGACGAATTGATAACGGCGGATTGGTAGTGAGTCGTCGACTCGCCTACCTTAGAGAATCTGGTTTCAAATACCATCTTCATTAGAGCAATCCTTCGTAGATTGTGTTTGGAAACTGTGGACGCGCCCAAAGGCGCCGCACTCGGCCTAACCACCCCGAGTCTACTGACGATCGAAATCGTGCTTGATTATGCCGTAGTCCAGCCCGTACTTGGCACACTGTTCCTTGGCTTGCGAGAAGTTGCCATTCGTCAGCGATTCAAGAACGATGTTTTCGTGTAGATAGTTGTTAGCGGCTTCGTCGTTGCCAACTTCTAGGTTGCCGTTTTCGATGTCTGAACGCATGGCTTCAATGTCATGATCGCCGTCGTCCAGATCGCTTAGCCAGTCTTCCAGCTCGTTGTCTTCGTCGTCGTCGCTGTCATCGTCCTCGTCGAACCTGGGCGATAGCTCGTTGCAATCAAGCATGTCCTTGACGTCGTCGGTGGACATATATTTGAGGCAGCATAGCAAGAGGTGATCAGCAGAGACTTGCTGATTCTCGACCAATTCGAGGGCGAAACTGCGAGGGTCGGAGTTGAATGAATCGCTCATTGTTGGGTCTATCCTTCGTAGATATGGGGATCGTCATCCGCCGTTGCGGGTCTATTACATCATCGCTTCTCGCGGCGTTGGGTCAATACTATTTCTCCAAGATTCCTAGAAAATAGGGCAGAATCCAAGAAATAGTGCGTTTTGCCTGTGTTTTGTGCGTATTTATTTGGGGCAATGCTGGCGGAATTTTGGTAGTATTTGATCGTTCTGGCCTCGTTTTCTGTCGTGCTGATCGGTGTGTATTGCGATCGCTTTAAGA